CACGATCACCTTCACCAGCACCGAGCGCGATGACTCGGCAGTGCGCGTCACAGACGGCACCGAGTCCGTTTGGACGACGAGCGTCGAAATTCAGGCGGTTGCCGACGCCTACCTGCGCGGCTACGACACCAACGGCGGTGACGATCTCGTCGAGTTCGAGATCCGCGCCGCAGACACCGACGAGTTGATCGCGCGCTGCGCCGGCTTTGCGAACGGTGCAGCCGTCTGCGAGTTCTGAGGCCAAAGGATGAGCGGCGCGGAGCGCCAGCGTAGCGGGTCCGCTCGATCCGCCCTGGTCCAGAAACGAAAGAACACATGAAGTACGTGATTTTTGCGAGCTACGGCAACGATTCAGTTGCGCTCATCCGGTGGGCGCACGAGCACGGATTGCGCGATGTGCATGTGGTGTACAGCGACACCGGATGGGCGGCCGACTGGTGGCCCGCTCGCGTGGCGCAGGGTGAGGCGTGGGCGCGCTCGCTAGGCTTCGCCACGCACCGCACTTCCAGCGAAGGCATGGAAGCTCTGGTGATGCGCAAAAAGGCATGGCCCCGCGGCGGTGGCGGGAAATACCAGTTTTGCACTGCGGCGTTGAAGAAGGCGCCGGCGCAGGCATGGCTCGATGCGAACGACCCGGAGCGCGAGGCGACCTGCATGGTTGGCGTGCGGCGCGAGGAAAGCGCCAACCGCGCCGATGCGCCTGAGTGGGTAACCGAGAGCGAGGAACACGGCGGGCGCGAGCTGTGGCAGCCGCTGGTGCGCCACAAGGAGGCCGAGCGCAATGCGCTGGCGCTCAAGTCCCCACTTACGCTGCTGCCCTTCCGGTCGAAAGAGTGTTACCCGTGCGTGAACGCACAGAAAGCCGAGCTTCGCCACCTGGACGAATCAACGCGCTATCGCGTGTGGCGCATTGAGCAGGCCAGCGGGACGAACAGCAATGGCCATGACCGTGTGATGTTCAGCCCGGCCCGCCACGGCGGCGCGGTAGGCATTGATGCCGTGATCGAAGACGCGAAGCACGACATGAACGACCTTTTCCAGACTGCCACATGCGAAAGCGGGTGGTGTGGATCGTGAAAGCCAACATATGACCGCCAACACACACCGTGGCCCAACCCAGGCCATGTCACGCGCTCTGGCGCTTGTTGCTGGCGGCATGTCTCAGCGCAAAGCCGCGCGCGAGGCTGGCGTATCGCTGGCCGGCCTGGTCAAGGCGCTCAAGCGCGAGCGTGCGACGACAAACTGAGGCACAATGACGACGCGGCGCAACGCCGCAGCACGGCCTAGGGGGCACCCGAAAAGCGTCTCGTCAGCGCCTGGCCAATGTGCTTCATGACGCCTTTGACCAAGGACATCATGGACATCATCAAGACCGGTGCCGCGCGCACCATGACCAGCCGCGAGATTGCGGAGCTGACCGGCAAGCGGCACGACCACGTGCTGCGCGACATCGAGACCATGGTTTCAGAGCTGGGCGGCGCACCTCCCCAGATCTGGGGAGATCTCCCAGACAGCTACGGCCGTCCACAGCGCGTCGCGCACCTGCCAAAGCGCGAGTGCCTGATCCTCGTCAGCGGCTACAGCATCGCCATGAGGGCGCGCATCATCGACCGCTGGCAGGAACTGGAGGCCAAGGCCAAGGAGCCGGCCATCCCTCAGACCTACGCCGCCGCGCTGCGGTTGGCTGCCGAGCAGGCTGAGCAGATCGAGCAGCAGGCCGCCGCGCTGGCGCTGGCCGCGCCGAAGGTCGAGTTCGTGGCGCGCTACGTCGATGCCGCGGGCACGCAGACCTTCCGCCAGGTCGCCAAGCTGCTGCAGGCGAAAGAGCCAGCGTTCCGCGCCTGGCTGGCCGCGCGGCGGATCATGTACCAGATCGGCGGCGCATGGACACCCTACGCCGAGCACATCGACGCCGGCCGCTTTGTCATCAAGACCGGCACGGCCGACAACGGTCGCGCCTTCAGCGCGGCGCGCTTCACGCCGAAGGGCATCGCCTGGGTATCCGCGATGTGGAACGAGGCGAAAGGCGGTGCAGCATGAACCGGATCGAATTCGGAGATTGCCGAGACACCATGCGCCGCTGGGCTGCTGAAGGCATCAAGGCGCAGACCTGCGTGACCAGCCCGCCATATTTCGGGCTGCGCGATTACGGGCACGAGGGTCAGCTCGGCCTGGAGCAGACCCCGGAGCAGTACGTGGCCGCGATGGTCGAGGTGTTCCGCTGCGTGCACGACGTGCTGGCTGATGACGGTACGCTGTGGCTGAACATCGGGGATAGCTATAACAACTTTCGCAGCCAGATGGGTCCCGGGCAAGCCGTCCACGGCCGAGACAAGCTGAACGGCAAGCCAGCCGAAAAAAGCAAGGCTCGCGGCGTTGATGGTTTGAAAGAAAAAGACCTAATCGGCATCCCCTGGATGCTCGCCTTCGCCCTGCGCGCAGACGGCTGGTATCTGCGCCAAGACATCATCTGGCACAAGCCGAATCCGATGCCCGAGTCGGTGCGCGACCGCTGCACCAAGGCACATGAGTACGTGTTTCTGCTATCGAAGTCGGAGCGGTATTTCTTCGACAGCGAGGCGATGCAGGAGCCAAGTGTGGATGGCTCGAAACGAAATCGCCGTAGCGTTTGGACTGTTGCTACCCGCCCTTACAAGGGCGCCCACTTCGCCACCTTCCCGCCCGCGCTGATCGAGCCGTGTGTACTGGCCGGCAGCCGTCCTGGCGACATCGTGTTTGACCCGTTCATGGGTAGCGGCACCACGGCGCAGGTGGCGCTACAGCACGGCCGCCAGTACCTCGGCTGCGAGCTAAACCCGGAATACGGGCCGCTGCAGCAGGAGCGGATCGCATCGGCCGCGCCGGCGCCGAAGCAGAAGCGAGCCAGCAAGGCGGCCCAGCAGCAGGAGCACCAGCACCCCGACCTGTTCGGCGCGGGGCGCCAAGCATGAGCGGAAGCAACTTCAGTGCTTGCCAGCGCCGTCCGTCTGACGCCTAGACGCACCAACCCAGCCCGCTCCGGCGGGCTTTTTTGCGCCTTGGCGGTTGCGCCTGTTGTGTCGCGTTGGTATAGTTGAGACTCAACACACTCAACACACTCAACAGGAGCAAGGGCGATGTATGCGAAGATTTTTTCCCAGATCTACGACGGGACGCTGTGCACAAACGGGCCGTGGGAGGCGCTGGTTACCTTCCAGCAGATGCTGATCCTTGCCGACCAGGAAGGCTCCGTTGACATGACCATTCCGGCCATCGCTCGGCGCACGACGATCCCCCGCGAGATCATCGAACGCGGGATCGAGGCGCTGATGCAGCCGGACCCAGAAAGCCGAACCCCGACCGAGGCCGGCCGCCGTCTGGTGCCGCTGGCCGACGGCCGCGCCTGGGGATGGCGGATTGTGAACTACGTCAAATACCGGCAGATCAAGCGCGAGGAAGATCGGCGCGAGTACCACCGGGAGTATTGGCACAAGCGCAAACTCAAAGACTCAACAGAGACTCAACAGCCTCAACCGAATCAACCTATAGCAGAAGCAGAAGCAAAGACAGAAGCAAAAGCAGAGGAAGAAGCAAAGACAAAGAAGACCCCACGCAAGCGTGCCGCACCGGCTGCGCCGTTGCTCTGCCCTCCTGACGTTGATGCTCAGGTCTGGGATGACTGGTTGGCGCTGAGGAAGGCGAAGAAAGCCCCGGTGACGGCCACGGTGTTGAAGGGGGCGCAGGTCGAGGCAGGCAAGGCCAGCATGAGCCTGGAAGCGTTCTTGGAGGTCTGGTGCCGCAGGGGGTCGCAAGGGCTCGAGGCCGCGTGGCTGAAGCCGGAAGAGCGAGCAGCGGGTGCGAAGCCTGGCAAGCCGGCCGCAAGCCGGTTTGACTCGATCAACTACCGCGAGGGCATCAACGATGACGGGACATTCTGACGGCATGGTGGCGCTTGGTGCGCTGTTTCGGCGTGCTGATGCTGGCGTAGCATCTGGCGGGAACAAGCAGGATATCGGCGAGAAGTCGGTCCACTGCGAGACACACGGCGAGTACATCGCCGCCGGTACGCGCTACACGCTCTTCAAGACGCCACGTGACTCGTGGACACGCTGCCCAGCGTGCGACAAGGAGCGAGACGACGCCATTGCGGCCAAGAAGGCCGCCGAGGATCTGGAGCGGGCGCAAGCGGCGCGGCGCAAGCTGCTGGAGCAGGCCGACATCCCGAGACGCTTCATCGGGCGAACGTTCGCGAGCTTCGAGGCCGGCACGCCAGAGCAGGCTGCCGCGCTGGCGATCTGCCGCGACTACGCCGAGAGCTGGCGGGAGCATGTCAAATCAGGTGCAGGGCTGGTGTTGAGTGGCAAGCCGGGGACGGGGAAAAGCCATTTGGCCGCAGCCATCATCCAGGCCGTGATGTCGGCGACGTGCTGGGCGCGCTATGTGACCTGTGGCGATCTGGTGCGGGCCGTGCGCGGCGCGTGGCGCAAGGACTCCGAAAAATCCGAGGCCGACGTCCTGCGCATGTTTGGGGAGGAAATCGACTTGCTGGTGATTGACGAAATCGGCGTGCAGTATGGGACGGAGGGCGAGCAAACCGTGATTTTCGATGTGCTGGATCGGCGCTACCGCGAAATGCGGCCGTTTATCCTGCTGACGAACGAGGGTAAGGCGGGATTGAGTCGATATGTCGGTTATCGGGTTTTTGATCGCTTGCGTGAGACATCGAAATGGGTATCATTTGACTGGCACAGCCACAGGCCGCAAATGAGAGACAGGCAGACCACAGGAGATGGAAAATGAAGCATGAAAGAGTACACGCTGCAGTTGCGGCACCTGACCGAGCTGGCAAGCCGGCCGCAGTGGAAGCACTACGCATGGGCGCGAGCCAAGGAGCTGGATGCAATGCCAGGGTTCGCGGGCATCGCCGAGGCGCTCAAGGCCAGCATGGCCGCGCGATCGTCAGCTTCACCATCGCCGTCGTTGTGATGGTGCTGTTCTGGTGGGCTGTCGTGGCGGTAGGGCTGCACTTCTGGGGGCGGGCATGAAGCGCCACGTCTACAACCCCGACGCGCTGCGCACCGGGCCGGGCGTCTACACGCTAGACGACGTCAAAGATCGCTGCAAGGTCGACGACCTGACCGGCTGCTGGATCTGGGGCATGAGTTCGGCTGGTGGCGAAAACCCGCGCGTACATGTGCCAAAAAACGTAATCATCGGATTTGAGCGGGGCGGCGCTTTGTCGGCTGCACGTGTTACGTGGCTGATGTCAAACAAACGCGGGATTCCGATTGATTTTGTCGTCTGGCGGAAATGCGACACGCCTGGATGCATCAATCCGGCGCATCGTATCGCTGGGTCACGGGCGCAAATGTGCATGTGGTATGGCGAGCAAGGGGCGTGGCGCGGCGATCCGCTGCGCTCTGTGATCAATCGCAAAAACACGCTATCCCAGGCGCTGACTCAGGAGGCTGTGCGGTGCGCAGAAGGTCTGATCGCGGAAGGCCGGTCATCTGCCGAGATCGCCGCCGAAATGCGTGTGCATGTCTCGACAATCAGCCGCATCCGCAGCGGACAGCACATGCATCAGCGCGCAATCATCGGATCGTCGGTGTTTTCAATGGTAGCAGCAAGGGGAGTTCGGTGAACGGCGACGTGCGGCGCACGCAGTCCGGCCTGGTCGTTACTGAGATTGGCCGGCGCTGGATCGGCAGGAGCGAGATCGTGACGGTGCTGTCAACCGATGGCGCCGGCTCGCCGTGGGAGGCGCAGCGCACGCATCACATCCCCGCCTCGGATCTAGTTCCGGAACCGGCCCGGTATGAAGGCGCACGGGGAGGGCGCGGCTGATGGCTGTAGTGATTGGCATCGACCCAGGCACGCATACGGGCGCAGCTGTCTACCGTGACGGCCAGTTGATCCGATGCGAGGCAATGGGCGCGCATGATGCTTTTGATCTCGTGCGCCAGCTAGCTGCATCCGAGGCGGTTATGGTGGTCTATGAGGACGCGCGCTTGATCGGCGGCATCGGCGGCGCGCGGGCCGGCAGCAAAGAGACGGCGGCGCGTGCGCAGGGGGCTGGCAGCGTCAAGCGCGACTCGGCGCTATGGCAAGAGCTGCTGGAAAATATCGGCTGCTCATATCACCGCATCAGCCCGCGCGCCAAGGGCGGCAAGCTAGATGCGTGCGAATTTGAAATGTTGACCGGGTGGGAATCGCGCACAAATCAGCATGGCAGGGATGCCGCAATGGTCGCGTGGGCATATCGCAATTGGCGGAATTCGTGATATGATGGCTGCAAGAAATCGATAACTCGGTGAAGACCGAGAATTTTATGTGGTCTCGCGGAGAGCGCATTGTTGTGCGTTGTCCGCGATGGTTTCGGTTGGGCGCCCCAAAGCTCGCTATGAACGCGGGATTTCCACGAAAGTGGGATGGCGGAATGAAAGCTCCGCAAACCGATGACACCCCGGAAAGACGGGGGCCATCATCACAGCCGAATGCGGAGCTGATCCGCTGGGGTTCGACTCCCCGCCGTCCGTAGCGGGCGGAACGAGAAACGGAAGATTCGGTGGTGTGAAGTCCGTCCGGCGCTATGTGCCGGGGCCGAAATGCCGGGATCAGATCCGGCCGGCTGTGGTGATGGTGAATGCGCAGGCTGATGCGCAACGGATTGCATGGATGTCGCGCAGCATGGCGACTGCAGCGGGCTGTAAACCCGCCGACCCGATGGGTCACACGGGGTTCGACTCCCTGGGCATCCACCAACAAACCCCAGGCCCGTGAACGCTCAAGCGGCCGCACAGGGGTAAATGTGCGGGTTTTTGCGTCCGGCCGGAGGGCTGGGATTGGCGGGACTCCGATGGCCACGAGATAGCCTGACCGTGTGCTGTTTGGCGACCAACACGGGCACAGGGTGAAAGCCCTTGATCTCAAGGACGGAAATGGAACAAGCTGAGACGTTGTGCGAAAAGCGTGCTCGACTGCGCGCCGAGCTGGATGCGATCGACGCAGAACTGATCGCGGCGGCGGCAGCCGAAAAGAAGGCCGCGATTGGCGTGGTTCGCGAGATGATGCAGGCGCATGGCATCACGCTGGGCGACATCGACAGCAAGAAGCGCGAGCGCAAGACAGCCGAAAGGCGCAAGGCCGGAACGTACATGCACCCGGATGGGCGCGTGCACGTGGAAAAGCCGGGGCGCGGTCGTCGGCCGGGATGGTTGGATGATGAAGGCGTGACGGTGGCGTGATGGCCCGCCCGTCAAAGCTCAGTCCAGAGCAGTGGCGTGAGGTAGAGCGCCGGGCCGCCGAAGGGGAGGTAATTCGCGCGCTGGCCCGTGAGTTCGGGGTAGATGAGGCTGCGATTCGCCGCAGGGTATCTCCGCAAACTCCGCAAATCCGCACTGTGGCGAATCAGCTTGCTGCGGCGCAGACGGCACTGGCCGCCCTGCCGATACCTCAGCAGCACATCGCTGTGTCGCTGGCAGAGAAGCTGCGCAACATCAGCGGCAGCCTGGCGTGTGCCGCAGAGCTTGGCGCGGCCACATCGCACCGGATGGCCGCGCTTGCGAACAGCGCGGCGCAGGCGGTTGATGATGTTGAGCCGACATCTGAGCAGGTCGGCAAGGTGGCCGCGCTGGTGAAGGTGTCGAACGATTCGGCGCTGCTGCCGCTGCAACTGATCGGTGTGGCGGCGAAAGCCAGCAAAGAGGGTGGCGCGTTCCAGGTCGCTGATGAGCAGCTTGACCCGGCCACGGTCGGCGATGATGAGCTGTTGCGGATCGCGCAAGGGCGATGACGCCGCAACAGGCTGCAGCAATCCTGCTGCTCCGGCGCCGGGCGCGTGCCGATCTGGTCACGTATGCGTCACGGGTGCCGATCCCTGGTGCCCCGATCGAGGACGCCGACGACTCGGCGCCGATCCCGCTGATCGAGTCAAGCCAGGCCGAACACCACCGGCTGATGCTGCGCGAAATGCAGCAGTGCATGCAGACGCCGCATGGCCGGCTGATGATCTTCGCGCCGCCCGGATCGGCCAAGAGCACATATGCAACCGTGGTGGCACCATCGTGGTTCCTGGCGCGTGAGAAGCAGCGCCGGGTGATCCTCGCCAGCTACGGCGATGAATTGGCGCGAAGGCATGGGCGGCGCACTCGGCAGCTCGTCAGTGCGCCGGAAACGGCCGGCATCATGGGCGGGGTCACGCTGCAAGCCGATCAGCGCGCCGCCGAGGCGTTCGCCCTGACCAACGGGAGCGAATACCTGGCGTGCGGCATCCTGGCGGGCGTGACCGGCAACCGCGCGCATGGCATCGTGATTGACGATCCCGTCAAGGGCCGGCAGCAGGCCGACTCGGCCGCGACGCGCGAGGCTACATGGTCGGCGTACCAAGATGACCTCAAGACCCGCTTGATCCCCGGTGGTTGGGTCGTGATGATCCTGACGCGCTGGCACGAGGATGATTTGGCCGGCCGCATCCTCCCGACCGGCTGGCGCGGCGAAAGCGGCGACATCCAGTGCAAGGACGGCCAAACCTGGCGCGTGCTGTGCCTACAGGCCGAGTGCCAAACAGACACCGACCCGCTCGGGCGCGCACGGGGTCAGATGCTGTGGCCGGAGTGGTTCGACGCTCGGCATTGGGATCAATTCAGGCCGGCTGCGCGCACATGGGCCAGCCTTTACCAGCAGATCCCGGCGCCGCTCGATGGCGGGCTGTTCAAGCCGCATCAGATCCAGATCGTCGACGCGGCACCGGTAGGCACGCATTGGTGCCGCGGCTGGGACTTCGGCGCCACGACAGATGGCGACCCGACCGCAGGCGCGCTGATCGGTCGGGCGCCAGATGGGCGATTCGTGATCGGCGGCATGGAGTGGGGGCGCTGGGGGCCGGATGAGCGCGACGCCTGCCTGATCAACACGGCGGCGCGCGATGGGCGCAGCGTCCGCATCAGCATCCCGCAAGATCCGGGGCAGGCAGGCAAGACGCAAGGGGTCTACCTGACGCGCCAGCTGGCGGGCTACCGCGTGACATGCACACCGGAGACGGGCGACAAGATCACCCGGGCCGAGCCGTTCGCCGCCCAGGTCAACGTCGGCAACGTGGTCATGGTGCGGGGCGACTACACACAGCGGCTGTTGGACGAGATGCGCGTTTTCCCAAACGGCACGCATGATGATCAGGTTGACGCCTGCGGCCGGGCGTTCGCCGAAGTCATGCAGCCCGCGCGTCTCAAGATCAATCAGGCCGCGCTTGACAAGGCCATGAACAGGGGTTAGGTGGTATCCTCGCGCGTGAACAGGAGCTAACCAGTGCGACGCCAGAAATCCAAGCCAGCCCAGCCCGCAATGCAGATCGCGCCGAAGCCGGCCGGCGCCGGGCTGCGCCGCGCCGCAATCCGGGCCGCCGAATCTGGCCAGCCGGCGAAGTCCTACGCTTGGCCGATCAAGGCGCCCGATCTGCTGCCCGGTGTCGCTCCTGCTGGCGTCATGGCCCCTGTCATGGCGCACGACTCGCCCGCCTACACGATGGCGGCGCAGCAGTACCCGGGCGGGGGATTCCCCGGCTTCGCGTACCTGTCTCAGCTCGCCACTCGGGCCGAGTTCCGCCAGATGGCTGCGGCGCTGTCGACCGAACTGACCCGAGAATGGATCGAGTTCACCAGCGCGCAGGATGACGGCACCGACAGCAGCGGCAAGATCAAGGCCATCGAAGCCGAGTTCAAGCGCCTGAACGTGCGCGGCGTGATCCAGCGTGCGGCCGAGCATGATGCGTTTTTCGGCCGCGCTCAGGTGTTCATCGACATCCGGGGCGCCGATCGCGGCACGCCGTTGATTCTCGACCCCCGCACCATCCAGCCGGGCAGTCTGCAGAGCGTCGCGCCCGTCGAGGCGATCTGGACAACCCCCGCCACTTACAACGCACTTGACCCGGTAGCGCCGGACTTCTATCGCCCGTCGAAATGGTTCATGTTGGGCCAAGAGGTGCATGCCTCGCGCTTGATGACCGTGGCGACCCGTCCATTGCCCGACATCCTCAAGCCCGCGTTCAATTTCTCCGGGATGTCGCTGTCGCAGCTGGCCGAGCCCTACGTCGACAACTGGCTGCGCACGCGGCAGAGCGTGGCCGACTTGCTGAACAATTTCAGCATCACGGCCTTGGCCACCAGCATGGATCAGGTACTGCAAGGCGACGACGATGGCGCCTCGCTGTTTGCTCGCGCCCAGCTTTTCACCGCAACCCGCAGCAACAAGGGGCTGATGCTGCTGGACAAGGAGCGTGAAGATCTGGTCCAGATCAACACGCCACTGTCTGGTCTGCATGAGCTGCAGGCGCAGAGCCAGGAGCACATGTGCAGCGTGTCGCGGCTGCCGTCGATCATCCTGACCGGCATTTCGCCGAGCGGCCTGAATGCCAGCAGCGACGGCGAAATCCGGGCGTTCTATGACTGGATCTCGGCGCAGCAGGAGGCCTATTGGCGTGCGCCAATCGAAACCATCCTGAAAACCGTTCAGCTATCGCTGTTCGGCGAGATCGATCCCGACATCAGCTTTGAGTTCGTGCCGCTCTATCAGATGACGCCAGCCGAAGAAGCGGACATCAGGGCCAAGGATGGCGCGACCGCATGCGCCTACGTCGATCACGGCATTCTTGACCCGTCCGAGATTCGGCAGAAGCTGGCGCGCGACCCGTCAAGCGGGTATCACGGAATCGATGCGGATGCGGTGATCGTGCCGCCGACTGAGCCAGGCGGCGACCCGCGAGGCAATCCACCCGACGATGATGGATTCGGGTTTGCACAGCCAGCCGGCGACAAAAGCGTGAGCGAGGCGCAGCGCCGCGCAATGGAAGCCGCCGCGCACGGAAGCGGCACGCTAGGTATCCCGCCTGAAGTCGGCAAGGAGTTTGTGCGTGCCGACAAAACCTAAGCTCGCCAGAGCCGTGCACGCGAATCGCGGCGTCGAAGCCGCGTACCGCAAAGCGCTGCAATCGCTGATCGCTGAAATGCATGCATCTGTGCAGTATTGGCTGATGGCGGCATATCGCAAGGCGCCGCCGCGCGCAGCTGAAATGGCGCAGGATGCCACGCCAGCCGGGATGATCAGGCGTGTGCTGGCCGGACTGGCTGACCGGTGGCAAAAGCGATTTGATGAGGCTGCCCCGAAGCTGGCCCGGCACTTCGTCGGCCGCGCCACCAAATCCACAGACGCGGCATTCCGCCAGGCGCTGAAGGATGCCGGGTGGTCGGTGAAGTTCCAGATGACGCCTGAAATGCTCGACGCCTTTGATGCGGCGCTGTTTGAAAACGTCGGCCTGATCAAGTCGATCCCGGCGCAGTATCTGCAGCAAGTCGAAGGCGTCGTGATGCGCTCCTACAGCGCCGGGCGCGACCTGGAGACGATGACCAGAGACTTGAAGGCGCTGTATCCCGGCGCCAGCCACCGCGCCGAGCTGATCGCGCGCGACCAGTCCAACAAGGCCAATGCCGTCGTGACCCGCGCCAGGCAGATGGAGCTGGGGATTGAAGAGGCCATCTGGATGCACAGCCATGCCGGCAAGACGCCGCGCCCTGATCACGTCGCCGCCAATGGCAGGCGCTACAAGATCGCCGAAGGGTGCCTGATCTCGGGCGAGTACATCTTCCCCGGCGCAGAGATCAACTGCCGCTGCACTAGCCGCGCCATCCTGCCCATCTGAGGATTCAGCATGTACCCATCATCCCAGGCCGGACACCGCTTTGATCGCGTGCAGGTTGATGCAGACGAGGCATCGTTCTGGGCGGGGACGCAGTTCCGGGCGTTCCGGGAAATCACGCTTGCAGCCGGTGGTGCCTACGTCATCAAGATGACGCGCCCGGTGGACATCGTGATTCGAGGCTTTTCGATGCATGTCAACACGGGAGAGGTGCGCTGCGAGATTTACCGTGGCGCAACGCTGTCGGGATCGTTCAGTGATGCAATCCAGATCATCCCGAAGAACGAGTTTTCGGACAACCCGGCCCCGGCCTATCAGACGCAGTGCAGCCTGACCGGTGGCGGCGCAATCTCGGGCGGCACGCTCTACGACCTCATGCACGTCAAGACGGCCGGCGCCAGTGGGCAAGCGTCAACCGCCCAGGACTCGGACGACAACCTGATCGGCGCACCGGCTGGGAGTATCGGCGGCTACAAGTTCACCAATCCCGGCAACTCGTCAGCCACTGCGATTTTCGCGATGTGGTGGGAAGAACTGCCATCAAAGTAATCTCTGTGCCACAATAGTGACCATGCCTAACTTGCGACTGGCTTTCGACCGCACCGCGCGCCGGATTGACGCCGACGGGCGGTTGCACGTTGAGCGCTCGCACATCAGCAAGGCGGCGGTGAATCCGTACTACGGCCGCGAGATTCCGGGCGCTGAAGCGCTCGGGCTCGACCCCGACAAGGTTTACCGCCTGCTGCGCGATCCGGTCGAGTTGGAGCGTGCCGCTCCGACGTTCGCCCGTCTGCCCATTCTGTCGGAGCATGTCCCGGTCACGGTCGAGGCGCCGCGCCCGGATCTGGTGGTCGGCGCGATCGGGTCGGACGTCGTGTTTGCAGCTCCGTATCTTGATGCCGATCTGTGCGTGTGGGATGCCCGCGCGATTGCTGGCATCGAGACAGACAAGGTGCGCGAGCTGTCGTGCTCCTACCGCTACGTCCCGGTCATGCAGCCCGGCGCCTATGAGGGCCAGCCCTATGACGGGCGCATGACCGAGATTCAAGGAAATCACCTCGCGCTCGTGGAGGTCGGCCGCGCGGGATCTGATGTTGTTGTCGCCGACCAATCCCCTTTCCACCACAAGGAAACCGCTGTGAAAATGAGCAAGACGGGCCGAGCCCTGTTTGCAGCCCTGTGCGCAGCCTCACCCGTGTTTGCAGCGGATTCCGCCGTTGCCGCACTGGTGGGCGGCGCCAGCCGAAAGACCTTCGACAAGCCGGCCGCCAAGGCCAAGCTGATGGCGCTGGATGCTGCGATTGATTCGCAGAAGCTGGACGCCATCCTGGACGCCATCCTGGATGTCGAGCAAGAGCCGAACGCCCAAGAGGTGCCGCCGACCGTCGCCAAGGACGAAACCCCGGCCGACAAGGTGCGCGCCATGCTGGCCGGCAAGGTCGATGAATCGGTGATCGCCGACATCATCGCCATGATCGCCCCGGCCGCCACCGACGAACAGCCGCCGAAGGAGGAAGGCATGAAGAAGGAAGAAGTCGCTGCTGCGATGGACGCGATGCGCAAGGAGTTCCGCGAGGCCAACGAGGCGCGCGTCGATGTGCGCCCCGTCGTCGGTGATGTGCTGGGCATGGACTCGGCCGCCGACATCTACGGCTTCGCACTGGATCACCTGAAGATCGACCGCAAGGATGTGGCCGGCGCCCCGGCGCTGCGCGCGCTGTTCCGCGTGGCCGCCAGCCGGCCGGCCATCGCATCGACGCCGACCGTCGCACAGGACTCGGCCGGCGCCGCATCCAAGTTCCCGGGCCTGGCCCGCATCCGCCAAGCCTGATAGGAGGGCAACATGGCTTTTCAGACTCAAGTCAATCTGCAGCAGGCCCCGGCCGTTGCGGGCGATTTCGCTTCCACCAATCCCCGCTCGTCCGTCGTGGCGCCCGAAGGAGGCTTCGTCGCTGGCGCTGCCGGCGTCACGGTCGGCCGCTTCGCCTGGGTCGGCGTCGATGGCCTGACCGTGCTCAACACCGCAGCATCGGGCGTGCCGAGCGGCTTCGTGCACCGCGAGCAACAGGCGTTCATCACGACCTATCTGGCCGAATCGAGCAACGTCATCCCGGTGGGCCGCCCGGTCACGCTGGAGCGCACGGGTGACTACTTCGTGACCGCCACGGTCGGCGCCGCAGCTGTCGGTCAGAAGGCGTTCGCCAAGCTGGCAGACGGCACCATTCAGTTCGCGAGCGCTGGCGCCACGGTGGCCGGCTTCGTGGAAACCGCCTTCACCTGCAGTCAAGCGTGCGCCGTCGGCGAGCTGGCCGTGATGACGCTGTAAGGAGCACAAGATGAATCCGATCCTCCAATCCCTGGCCGGCCGAGCCGGCATCCATTTCATGGGCGTGCAGCCCGACTTCCAGGCTGAGGGCGCGGCGCTCTCGCTGCGCTACGCCCAGGACGGCTTCGCCTGCGATGCGCAGCCGACGCTGATCACCACCAGCAACAGCGGCATCCCGGCCTTCCTGTCGACCTTCGTCGATCCGAAGCTGATCGAAGTGCTGGTGTCGCCGATGAAGGCCGCCGAGATCGTCGGCGACGAGGTGAAAAAAGGCGACTGGACGACCGAAACCGTGATGTTCCCGGTGGTCGAATCGACCGGTGTCACCTCGGCTTACGGCGACTACTCCGAGTCGGGCCGCGCCGGTGCCAATACCAACTTTCCGCAGCGCCAGAGCTTTCACTATCAGGTGATGACCGAATGGGGCGAGCGTGAACTGGAGCGTGCCGGCCTGGCTCGCATCGACTGGGCCAACCGGCTGAACATCGCTGGCGCGCTGACGCTGAACAAGTTCCAGAACAAAACCTACTTCTTCGGCGTCTCGGGCCTGCAGAACTATGGCCTGCTGAACGACCCGGCCATGTCGGCTGCCGTCGTCCCGACCACCAAGACCGCGGGCGGCACCGGCTGGACCAACGCCACCGCAACCGAGGTGCTGGCCGACGTCGCCAAGCTGTTCAAGCAGTTGCAGACCCAGGCAAACGGCCAGGTCGACCGCAACACCGCCATGACGCTGGCGATGTCGCCGCTGTCGGACGCCACTGGTCTGACCAAGGTTTCGGACTTCAATGTGTCGGTTGCCGATCGCCTGAAGAAGTTGTATCCGAACATGGTCATCAAGACCGCGCCGGAATACACGACCGGCTCGGGCGAGCTGCTGCAGCTGATCGCCGACGAAATCGAGGGCCAGCGTACCGCGTCGTGCGCCTTCACTGAGAAGCTTCGCGCCCATCCCATCGTCGTTGCTGCGTCGAGCTTCAAGCAGAAGAAGTCTCAGGGCACGTGGGGCACGGTGGTTTTCCGCCCGTTCCTGATCGCTCAGATGCTCGGCGTCTGATCAACCGCTGGGGCTTCGGCCCCGGCTCACTGACTGCACACACATGGCACGAACCATCACCATCGGCTGCAAGCTGCCGCACGGCCTCATCATCGAGCACCCGGCAGACCCGGCCAAGACCGTCATCCTGGCCGGCCTGAACCGCGCCCAGATCATCGGCGCCACCTACGCCACGACCGAGGTTGACGGCGACTTTTGGGACTCCTGGAAGGCCGCCAACAAGGACGCTCCGTATCTGGAGAGCGGCGCGGTGTTCGAGGGCAAGAGCGCCGCCGACGTGGCCGCCATCGCCAAGGAAACCGCCAAGCGCACGACCGGCTTCGAGGCGATGGCGCAAGACGGCACCGACGCCCGCGCGCCGGGCGTGAAGCCGAGCCAGGCGTAACGCATGACCGCCGTCACGTTTGACCCCGCAGCGTTCAAAACGCGATATCCGGTGTTCGCCGGGGTGTCTGACGTGACGCTGGCGGCGTGCTTCGCTGAAGCCGGGCTGTACCTGTCCAACAGCGACGCCAGCCCGGTGCAGGATCTGACGCGCCGAGCCATGCTGCTCAACATGCTCACGGCGCACATCGCCACCCTCGGGGGCGCGCTCTCAGCGGACGGTCAGCCCCTGCCGGTCGGACGGGTGGCATCGGCGTCTGAAGGTGCCGTGTCGATCTCGGCAGAGTTTGCGGCGCCCGGGTCTGCGGCATGGTTTGCCCAGACTCAATACGGCGCGGCATTCTGGCAGGCAACGACCGCCCTGCGCGGTTTCCGCTACATCCCGCAGCCGACGAGATACTGATGACCCTCAATACCGACAAGATCCGAGTGCGCCTTGAGGCCATCGCCGACCGGCTCGGCAGCGGCACGGTGTCGGTTGGCTTCTTCGAGGGAGCCACCTATCCGGATGGCGAACTGGTCGCAGGCGTAGCGGCAAAAAACGAATACGGCGACCCGGCAAACCACCAGCCGCCGCGCCCGTTCTTCCGGCGCATGATCGAGAAGGAAAAGTCAACTTGGCCGGACAAGCTGGCGAAGCTCGCAAAGGCCACCGACTACGACGGCCCGCGCACGCTGGCGCTGATCGGCGAGGACATCAAGGGCGCGCTGCAACAGAGCATCAATGATCTGGTCGATCCTCCCCTGGCGGCTGCGACCATCGAAGCGAAGGGCTTTGCAAAGCCCCTGATCGAAACCAGTCACATGCTCAACTCAATCGGCGTCGAGGTGAAGGAATGATCGACGTCCACGCATTGGCGAACCGCTCGGCGTCGCTCGTCAACCCGAATGCGTCGATCGCCTGGGTGCGCTCAACCGGCTACATCACGGCTGCTGACGGATCACGCGCGCCGGTCGTGACATCGACAACGCTGGTCGGCCAAGTGCAGGGGCTGACGTCCGAGGACCTGCGCCAGACGGACGGCCTGAACATCAGCGGCATCAAGCGATCGGTCATCCTGCGCGGCGACGTGCAGGCGCTGGTGCGGGCGAATGGCACGGGCGGCGATGTGCTGCAGTTTGCCGATGCGTCCGGGGTCGTGCGCGACTGGCTCGTGGTGTCGGTGCAAGAAACCTGGCCGACATGGTGCCGGGTGATTGTGGTGCAGCAATGAGCGCGACCGTTGACCTGAACGAAGCCGATGTGTTCGGCGCGCTGCGCGCCTGGATGCTCGGCATCCTGCCGCCCGGCGCCGAGGTCATCAAGACGCAGGACAACCGCGTCCCGATGCCGGCGCGCGGCACCACGTTTGCCACGCTGAACAACGTGCATCAGCGGCGCCTGAGCACGAACCAGCCGAGCTGGGACAGCACGAACGGCATGGACATGATGCCGACCGAATACCAGATTCAGATCGATGCTTACGGCCCGGACGCTGGCGAGTGGGCGCAAATGCTCATGAGCCTGAGCCGCGCCGCCGACGTCAATGACAACTGGCCGGCTGGTGTTCGGATGCTCTACATCGACGACGGAATCCAACTGCCCATGATCGCGGGCGAACATCAATTTGAGGCGCGCTGGAAGCTCCAGGCATTCATACAATACAACCCGACCACTACCCGCCCCATGCCGACGATGACGCAGGCGCAGGTCGGATTGCGTGAGATTGACACGACCTTCACCCCGTAAGGACCACCAATGGCAAGCATCCCCATTTCCCAAATCGTCAGCGTCACGCCATCGGTCCTGTCGGCCGCAGGCTCGGCGGTCGACCTCAACGGTCTGTTTCTGACGACCAGCACCCTGCCGCCGATCGGCACGGTGCCGTCATTCCCGAGCGCGGCGGCTGTCGGCCAGTATTTCGGCCTGTCAAGCACCGAATACGCGCTGGCTCAGATCTACTTCGCCGGCTACACCAACTGCACCCGCACCCCTGGCGCTGTGCTGTTTGCGCAGTACAACACTGCAGCCGTGGCAGGCTACCTGCGCGGCGGCTCGCTGGCGTCGATGACTCTGGCACAGCTGCAGGCGCTGTCCGGCGTGCTGACGGTATCGATCGACGGCGGCGCCGCCAAGACATCGGCCACCATCAACCTGTCGGCGGCGACCAGCTTCGCCAACGCGGCGACGATCATCGCGGCCGGCTTCACCAGCCTCGGCGCCACGGTCAGTTTCGACACGGTGCAATCGGCCTTCGTGTTCACCAGCTCGACCACTGGCGCTACCAGTTCGGTCGGCTTTGCCTCTGGCACGCTGTCGGCCGGCCTGTTGCTGACGGCCGCCACTGGTGCGGTGACGTCGGCCGGCGCTGCGGCTGCGGTGCCGGGCGCGTTCATGACTGCCCTGACCGCGCAGGCCCGCAACTGGGCGCTGTTCGCCCCGGTATTCGAGCCGGATCTGGCGACCAAGAAGGCGTTCAGCGACTGGACCAACAGCCAAGCCGGCCGCTTCGGCTTCGTCTGCCATGACACCGACGTCAACGCGGTGGCGACCGGCAGCACGACCACATGGGGCGCGTACCTCAAGAGCGTGTCTGCGGTCGGCTCGGTGCCGATCTACGGCAACAACACGCATACGGCGTTCGTGCTGGGCTATGCGGCGTCTCTCGACTTCGCCCGCCTGAACGGCCGCGCCACGCTGGCGTTCAAGTCGCAAGGCGGCTTGGTTGCGGGCGTGAGCGATGAAACGCAAGCCGCGAACCTGATCGCCAACGGCTACAACTTCTATGGCGCTTACGCGAACGCAAAGCAGGGCTTCGTGTTTTTGTATCCCGGCCAATGCTCCGGCGTCTGGAAGTGGCTTGACACCTACCTGAACCAGATCTGGCTGAACGCCAACATGCAGGGCGCGATGATCGCGCTGCTGACGTCGGTCGGCTCGGTGCCGTACAACGACACCGGCTATGGCCTGATCCAGTCGGCGTTGCTCGATCCGATCAATGCCGCCGTGAACTTCGGCGCGATCCGCGTGGGCACCGCACTGAGCGAGGGGCAGAAATCACAGATCCTCTACGCGGTCGGCAAGGACGTGAGCAGCACCATCAGCGCGAAGGGCTGGTATCTGCAGATCGTGCCGGCCACCGCGCAGATCCGCGCCGAGCGCACCAGCCCGAGCATGACCCTCTATTACGCCGACGGCGGCAGTGTGCATGCCCTGTCGCTGGCATCGATCGAGATCCAGTAAGGAGCCGACCACATGGCAACCATCACCAGCGCGAACAGCTCGTTCGCCATCGCCGTAACCGGCCTGTTCCCGGCCCCGCAGTTTCTGCAAGGCTACGCGGCCGACGACGCTTTCTCGGCCGAGGCCATCGACATGGCTGAGGTCGTCATGGGCGTCGATGGCCAGATGTCGTCCGGCTGGGTGTTCAACCCGACGCCGATGACGATCACGCTGATGCCGACCAGCCCCAGCCTTGCGATTTTCGATGCCTGGACGAACCTCCAGAAGGCGCAGCAGGAGGTCTACCGCTGCGACGGCGCAATCCGCCTGCCGTCGATCGGCCGCAGCTACATCCTCAAGAACGGCGTGCTGAAGAACGCGAGCCAGATGCCGGCCGTCAAGAAGACGCTGCAGCCGGTCACGTTCCAGCTGGTCTGGGAGCGCATCATCAGCGAGCCGATCTAAGGTAGCGCATGGCACGCCGACAACTGACCATCCGAATCGATGCGCCCGGCCGCGATGCCGGCAAGGTGTTCATCCTCACCGAACTGCCGGCCAGCCAAGCCGAACGCTGGGCACTGCGGGCGTTCATGGCGCTCGGCGCGGCAAACGTCGAACTACCGGACGGGTTCGAGTTGTCCGGGCTGGCTGGCCTGGCGCATGTCACCGGATCGCGCGCTGAAGATGGGCTATTGGCGGCTTTCGCCAAAGTGGCGCTGACGCTGTTCACCCGCGTGCCGTTCTCGGTTGCGGAAGAACTGCTGTCCGTCATGTGGCAATGCGTCCAGATCGTCCCCGACCCCGGCAATCCGGCCGTGATCCGCGCGCTGATCGAGGACGACATCGAGGAAGTCGGCACCCGCCTGAAGCTGCGCTCCGAGCTGCTGAAACTCCACCTGGGTTTTTCTCAGGCCGTCGGCAAATAGATTTCGGGCCGCCGATGGCCGACATGCGCCCGCGCGGCTCGGTTGACCCGCTCAACGTGCCGCGCCCGATCGCGGCGGCCGTATCCAGCAAGCTGGCGACCTTGGCAGAACTGGATACGGTCTATGGATCGCGGGATCTGTGGGATCTGCTCGAAATCCACGCGGTTGAGGCGCACAATCAGCGCATGGCGCAAAGGGCTGCAGAAGCATCATGGCAACGGTAATCGACTCTCTGATCGTCACGCTGGGGCTGGATGGCAGCGCGTACCGCAGAGGCGTCAGCGACGCACAGCAGGACTCGGCCAAGATCACCGAGGCCGAGCGCAAGCGCGCCAAGACTTCGCAGGAAGCATCCAAAGCCGTCGCCGAGGGCTTCACGCGCGCACGCAATGAGCTGATGGGTCTTGCGGCTGCGATGCTCGGCGCCAGCAGCATCAAAGGCTTCTTTACCAGCATGGTGACCGGCCAAGCCACACTCGGCCGGCTGGCGCAGAACTTGGGCATGTCGGCCCGCGAGCTTGACTCCTGGGGTGCTGCAGCCGAGCAGGTCGGCGGCACGGCGCAGGGCATTCGGCAGAGCTTTCAAAGCATTCTTGGCGGCTTTGAGGCGTTCAAGCTGGGCGAGCAATCGCCCGTTGTGACCGCCTTCCGCGCGCTCGGGATCGCCATTGCCGACGGCAACGGCAAGATCAGGCCGATGAAGGATCTGATGATCGACCTGGCAAAAGCCCTGCAAGGCATGCCGGCCCAGGATCAGATAAGGATCGCCGGCATGCTCGGCCTGGACGACGGCACGCTGAATCTGTTGCGGCAGGGCGCGGCGCAGGTCAGGGCGACGCAAGAGGCAATGGAGCGAACCAGCGCCGTCAGCGCCGAAAGCACGATGGCAGCCCAGCGCGCACAAGCGCAATGGGCCACAACGAAGCGCGAACTGTATGGCGTCGGTCAGCAGATTTTCACGGCGCTGATCCCGGCAATGGAAGGCGCAAACGCGCGCCTGTTGCAATTCTCCGGGTGGGTCAGCAGCCACCGCGAGGAAATCGGCAGTTTCCTAGGGGCAGTCGGAAACGGATTTAACGCAATCGCCCGGGCGATAGGCGATGTGTTCGGCTGGTTCTCGAAACTGGGAGATAAGCTGGTCGGCACCAAGGTCGGCGACTGGCTCGGCGAAAAGGTCGCGCAGTTCTTGGCCTACGGCGGCAACACCGAGGCGCGGGCGGCGCTGGCCGCGAATGGCAAGGGTCCGGCGCCGGCTGCTCGCGCTGCGGCCACTGTTGCGCCTACTGGCTCGGCTGCGGCATCGCCGGCCCAGTTCGCCGAGCTGGAAAAGGCCAACGGCCTACCGCCTGGGACGTTGGATCGCATCTGGCAGATCGAATCGGGGCGCGGCAAGAACATGGTAAGCGGCGCCGGAGCAACTGGGCACTTCCAGTTCATGCCGGATACCGCGAAAGATTTCGGCATGAGCCGGGAAGACACTTTCGACCTCGGCAAGTCATCCGCCGCTGCGGCCAAGTACCTTGGCCAACTGCTCAAGCGCTACGGCGGCGACATGATGTCGGCCGTCTCGGCCTACAACTGGGGTCAGGGCAACGTCGACCGCCAAGGGCTTGCCCGCGCTCCGGCCGAAACCGCCGACTACTGGCGCAAGTTCGTCGGCCTGGGTGGGCAGCAGTTCAGCGGTTCACAAGTCCGCTCGGAAACCAACATCCAGACCCTCAACATCCAGACGCGCGCCACTGATGCGCCCGGCATCGCGCGCAGCATCGGCGACAGTCTCGCCAGCAACCAGCGGCTGCAGGCCGCGTCGATGGGGATGCGCTGATGCCTCTGATCCCATTCCCAAACGTCCCCAAGCTGCCGGGCGTGCCGCCGCTCAACCGGGCCGGGTACAACGCAGCAAGCCAGGCGGCGGCGAAGGTCGTCAGCGCCGCATCTGGCATCAAGGCGCTCGGGCTGGTTGCACAGCAACGCTCGTGGCAGATCTTGGACGAATCCGGGGCGACGCTGCTGCAGCCTGACGCCGTGCTGTCGCTGGAATACCGAGGCGAAGCCAAGATCAGCACGTATCCGGTCGAGGGCGGCGGGTTCAGCAGCTACAACAAAGTGCGCGCCCCGGCTGATCTCCACATCGTCATGACCTGCGCAGGCACCGGCTCAGGAGTCGGCACGGGCATCGGCACGGGAAAGCAGACCCGCGAGGCGTTCTTGTCCGCCCTGGCGAAGCTCAAAGATGGTGTCAAACTGGCGACGATCGTCACGCCTGATGCCGTCTACAAGCCGTTTGCTCTGGTCGGGTATGACTTCCAGCGCACCAGCAAATCCGGCGTCACCATGTTGACCGTCTCGGCGAGCTTTCAGGAGGTGGCCGAAACCGCCACGGCCGAGCGCACGCAGACCGCACAGCCTGCCGGTGCTCCAATGGTGTCTGGCGGTGCGGTCAAGGCCGAGGCGCCCACCGCCTCGCAGGCGGCAAAGCTCACGGGGGTGCAGTGATGCTCGTGATCCCGCTCCAGGCCGTACCGGCCCAGACGATCAACACCACGTTGGCGCAGCAGTCCGTGACCATCACGATGCGCCAGATCGCCGCCGGCATGCTGGTTGATCTCGTGAGCAATGGCACCCCCATCATCACCGGCAAACTGGCGCTTGATCGTGTCCGGCTGGTGCGCCGGCCCTATCGCGGATTTGTCGGCGACTTGGCCGTGATCGACACGCAAGGCACATCAACCCCGGATTACTCCGGCCTGGGCGATCGGTGGCAGCTGGTCTACCTCGAGGAGTCGGACCTGTGACCTACCGCCAGCGTGCGCTGCGCATCCAGTTCTCGGGGCAGTCGGCCGGCACGGTGGATCTACTCGGGCACCGGGCTGAGGCCATCATTGAGGGCGCGGGCGGCAACCAGATTGCATCCATGCTGCAGCTCAGAGTGTGGGGGATGAAGCTGTCCGACATGGATGCATACAGCACCAGTGGCATGAATGCGCTTGCCGTGCGTGGCGACTCGGTGACGGTGTTTGCGGGCGACACGACAAGCCGGCTGCGGCAGGTGTTTGAGGGCACGATCTTTGCCGCTGTGGTCGATTACGGCGCAGCGCCCGAAGTGAGTTTCAACGTTTCGGCGCAGTCAGGGTTCATTCACCGCATCCAGCCTGCAGCAGCGACCAGCACCCAGGGAAGCGGCGACGTTGCGGCTATGATCAAGGCCATTGCTGAACCGCTCGGCTACACGATCCAGGATGCTGGCGTGACCGCCAAACTGTCCGACCAGTACCTGAGCGGATCGGCGCTCGACCAAATCCACACCATTGCCGATGCCGCGCGGATCGGCATCAGCATCGAAGGCAAAACGATCTCAATCTGGCCGGGCGGTTCGCCGCGTGATGGGCAGGTTCTCGACCTGTCGCCGGCATCCGGGTTGATCGGCTATCCCGCGTTCACGCCGACCGGGATTGTGGTCAAAGCCGAGTTCAGCCCGGACGTGTTGATCGGGCGCAAAGTCAACGTCACCAGCGCAGTGAAAAAGGCGTGCGGCACTTGGTACACGCGCAGCCTGCGGCATGAGCTGTCAACGCTGATGCCGGGCGGCCCGTGGTGGTCGACAATCCAGCTTTCTGATTCGTCGCTCTATGCCGCCAACTGACCAGTTCCTGAGCACGCGCGACCCATCGGCCAGCGCCAACGACCTGGCCGAGCTGCAGTTCCTGGTCGCGTCGATGATCTCGCGCGTGCGTACCTGCATGCCTGTGCGCGTCATGGCCTGTACCGTGGCAGGAGGGGCCGGGCCGGTCGGCCGAGTTGATGTGCTGCCGCTTGTACAACAGGTAGACGGCAGCGGCGCAGCGTGGCCGCACGCCACCATCTACAACGTGCCATACCTCCGGCAGCAGGGCGGCGGCAATGCGGTGATTTGTGACCCGCAGGCGGGCGACATCGGGCTGATTGCCGTGTGCGACCGCGACATCAGCGCAGTCAAATCCAGCGCCGGCGAAGCGCCGCCCGGCAGCCGGCGACGGCATGACATGAGCGATGCGGTGTACCTGCACACGATCATTGGCGCCGCTCCTACGCAATTTGTCAGGTTCCATGCGGGCGGCATCGAGGTTCTGAGCCCGCATGCGGTACACATCCAGGCCCCTGCCGTTACGATCGACGGCCCGACCACCATCAACGGCAATTTGTCCGTCAACGGCAATATTGACACGTCCGGCGATGTGAATGCAGGCGGCTCAGGTGCATTCGGTTCGGATGTGACAGCACAGGGCGCCAGCGTGCATAATCACGTCCATACCGTTGGATCGTCCACTACATCACCTCCAATATGACAACGCTGCTACTGGATCAGACCGCGTGGGATCTGGTGCTTGATGCATCGGGGAACATCGCGGTCGCATCGAGCAGCTACGCGACCGCCCAGGATGTTGCATCGGCCGTGCGGACGTTTGCGGGGGAGTGCTGGTATGACACGAGCGTCGGGGTGCCGTATTGGACTCAAGTCCTCGGGCAGTACCCACCGGTGCAGTACGTGCAGCAGGTGCTGACCGATGCGGCGCAGACTGTCCCTGATGTCGTTGGCGCGCAGATGGTGTTCACCGACCTGACCGGCCGCGTGCCGCAGGGCCAATTGCAGGTTGTCGACGTCAACAACACGGCCCTCGGGGTCACGCTTTCATGACCACCGCAGTCCCCCCAATCCAGATCACCACTACCGGCGTCGTGGTGCCGGCAGAGCAAGACATCCTGTCTGGCGTCTGGGCCGACATCAATGCAGCATTTGGCGGCGGCCTGAACATGCAGTTGAGCACGCCTCAGGGCCAGCTCGCGCAGAGCATGGCGGCCATCATCGGCGATGCCTATTCGCAGATTGCGCTGCTGATCAATCAGCTCGATCCGGACACCGCGACGGGAGCATTTCAGGACGCGATCGGCCGCCTCTACTACATCGACCGCGTGCGCTCAACGGGCACGCTTGTACTCGCCACAGTGCGCGGCCTAGTTGGTGCGGTGATCCCGGCCGGCGCGTTGGCGCAGGACTTGAACGGTGTGCAGTACGCGCTGACGGCGGCTGTTGAAATCGGCCTTGATGGCTCGGCGTCGGCATCGTTCCAAGCCACGATGCATGGCCCGATTGCCTGCCCTGCCGGCACGCTGACAACGATCATCACCGCCGTCATCGGCTGGGAGTCCGTCGACAACCTGACAGATGGCACGATCGGCAGCGAAGAAGAATCGCGCAACGCATTCGAGCTGCGCCGCCAGGCCAGCGTCGCGGGCAATGCCCACAGCAGCACGGCCGCCATTGGTGCGGCGGCCTGGTCTGTCCCGAACGTCGTCGATGTCCTGGTGATCGACAACCCGACCGGTGCGGCGATTACCTACGGCGCCACCTCCTACAGCATCCCAGCCCATTCGGTGTGCGTCAGCGTGGCAGGCGGCACGGCGGCCGACATCGCCCAGGCGATCTGGGCGAAAAAGCCTGTTGGCTGCGGGTACGCTGGCAACACGACCGTAAACGTCGCGGACACGTCGAGCCTTTTGAGTTCGCAGCCCGTCTATCCGGTCACGTTCTTGATTCCCTCAGCGAAGCCGGTCTATTTCCTGGTGCAGATCGTCAACGATACGCGCCTGCCGTCCAATATTGTTGATCTGGTGAAGGCTGCGATTCTTTCCGCGTTTTCAGGTGCCGATGGCGGTCAACGCGCGCGGATTGGCGGTCAGATTTACAGCGGGCGGTTTTACGGCGCAGTTGCCAGCGCGTCGCAGTTCATTCAAATCTCATCCATCGGCATGGGATGGTCTGCCGGCGCTGCAACTCAGCAATCCTTGAGCTTCGGGATTGATGAACTTCCGGCAATTGCTGGCGGAAATATCACTGTGGCGCTGATCTGATGCAAAACTACAGCGACACCATCCTTTCGCAGTATGCCAACAGTCCCACGCTGTCAGGCATCATTGAGGCGTTTAACGGTGCTATCGACCCGGCTACGATCTCGACGGACATCCTGCAAAAAGTCTGGGATATCTCGACAGCGGCAGGTTTTGCCCTCGATATCTGGGGCCGGATACTTGGTATCGGCCGCAGCGTTGCGGCTCCCGCCAATGCTGATTTCTTCGGATATTCGTCCGATGCGGAAGTGTTCGGCGGGGAGGCATTCTCCCCAGGCAGTGGCGCAACGCAATACGTCCCGCTTGGGGATGAGCAATACCGCCGCGTGCTGATGATCAAAGCGCTGGTCAACATCACCGATTGCAGCGCCGCCAACATCAACCGCGCGTTGGCAATCATGTACGGGGCAGATGGCGGTGCATACGTGCATGATGTTGGTGACATGAGGCTGGTTTATACGCTGCTTTTCGAGCCAAGCCCATCTGACACCTACTTGTTCAGCACTGATGGCGTATTCCCACGGCCGGCCGGTGTTCTTCAGCAATTTCAGTCTCTGCCGCAGCCCACATTCGGGTTTGCGTCGGACTCAGAAGGTTTCGGGCTTGCCCCACTAGGAAAAGGTTTAAGCAATGTTGCAATCTAACGCCCCGGCCAAAGTCCCGCAACCTTTTGCTGGCACCGGCACGACTCGGCTTCCGGCTGCAAATTCAGCGGGTGTTACCTCGCCTGAGCAGCCGTCCTGGGATATTGGATGGCCGGTCATCACGGAGACGGCAAAAGCTGTTGGCGGCATCCCGCCCGCGCGGAAGGACTTCAACGGCGTTCTGAATTTCGTTTCGTCCGCTCTGCAATATCTTCAGGCGGGCGGAAGCTACAAGCGCGACGCAACATTTTCCGCGGCAATCGGCGGCTATCCGATTGGCGCGGTTGTTTTGCCCGCGACCGGTCAGGGCAAATGGATTTCCACGGTCGACAACAATACGACCAATCCTGATGCTGGTGGCGCCGGATGGGTTTATGACAATCTGGCGCAAGACCTGCCCAGCACTGCCAGCGGCAAGGGCGCCGATCTCGTCGGTTATAGTACGGCTGGCGCAATTGGGCGAACGGTTGCGTCAAAGCTTGGCGAGGTAATCAGCGTCCTGGATTTTGGCGCCTACCGCGATGGCACAAATGCGGCATTGACGACATCGGCGATCAACGCAGCAATCGCCTACGCAAAGGCCAATTCAAATGTGCACTGCATCGAGTTTCCAACCGGGAATTATGCTATTAATGGGCCAATAAGCGTCAAGGGAAACTTTGGCAATGGCCTCAATATCAAAGGCAACAAGTCGACAATTACGGCATCACATGATGGCGTTGTTTTTGACTGCGACGCCGCCCTGCCGTCTCCGGCCCCGTCGTATCGCATCCACCTAAACATCAGTGATTTTTCGATTGTTGGCCCCGGTAAAACAAATCTGAATTCTGTTGGCGTCAAGATGTACGGCGCTGACTACTCGATGAACCATGTGTATATCACGGGGTTCTACAAGGCAATCGATGGGTCAGGCTGCCTTATATCGGAGTTCATCGAGTGCGGCTTCCATAATTCGCAGATTGGCATTTGGTTTGACTTCCTAGGATTTTTTGCGCCGAATGATGTGCATTTCTTCAAATGCAATCTTACCGCCAATGTGCAAGCTGTGAAGTTTATGAACTTCGACTACGGCGCAATCACAATGATTGGCTGCGAGATCGAAGGCAACAATATTTCTGGTAACTCCACAGATGGCGTCAAGGTCTGCGAGTTTTCAGGCTCTCCGAATGGAGCCGGAGAAGTTACGCTGATCGGCACGCACTTCGAGGCGAATCCTGGGCAATACAATATTTATTACGATAGCCCTGCAATTCGACACTTGAACGTGATCGGTTGCAAAATGATCCCGGGAGACACAACCGGTAGTTGCATTTATATTGATCGAGGCGAGTTGTTTGTTTCCGGCAGTCATATTGTTCAGAATGTCGGCGGGAATATTGTCCTGACAGCAAACACAAACAGCGCGTTTGTGGTTGGGGACACAAGTGGTCTAATAACGGGAACCCTTACAAAGCTTGTCCGCATCAAAAACGGGATTGTCAATACTGGTGGGAAAATTGGCGGCGCATCGGCTGCAGGCATTGAGGCAAAAGGCCGGCTTGGCGTTGGGATTAATGTTGAGGGGAGTCAGTATTTCACTGATGCAACTGGTGCGAGGCTTGGTTTTATAAGTGCAACCGGTGTTGCATTGGATGCTGCCGCTCAATACACAATCACGAGTGGCAACGGCCAGTTAATATTTTTCCGCACCGGCAAAGTCCTTGAGCCTGCCGCTGATAATCAATACACACTCGGATCTGGCGCGCTGCGATGGTCCACCGTTTACGCGGCAACTGGCGCAATTAACACTTCCGACGAGCGCGCAAAGCAAGATATAGAAGAAATCCCGCAGGAATGGCTTGATGCGTGGGGTGACGTCAAATATGTGCGGTTTAAATTCCGGGACTCTGCGCAAGAAAAAGGCGATGGCGCACGATGGCACGTCGGCCTTATCGCGCAGCGCGTCAAAGATGCGTTTGAAGCGCGTGGGATTGACCCGTTTGCAATCAGCATCCTTTGCCATGACAAATGGGATGATGTTTATGTCGACGAGGACGTAATCGATGAGAATGGGCTGCATGTACTTGATGAAAATGGATCGCCGCTCAAGCGCAAAAAGTTGGTGAAGCGAGCCGGTGATCAGTACGGCATCCGGTACGAAGAAGCGCTGGCACTTGAGTGCGCGTACCTGCGCAGCAGGCTGGCAAAGGCGTGATACGCCATGCTGCCGGCATCAACGCTTGCCAAAGCCTGCGCAGCCGGCGCAACGGCCGGGTGCGTCGCCACCCTGCCGACGCCGCTGCAGCTGATCGCAGCCGGCATCGGCGTCGTGCTGGCACTGCTCTGCTCTGCATATGAGCAGCGCGGCGACCGCGAGTTGGTCGCATGGGCAATGGTGCTGCTCGGCCGCGTCGGGTCGAGCGTGTCGCTCGGTGTGATCGGCGCGGTCAGTGTCGTGACGCTCGATCACGCCACGCTGACCGACTGGCCAACGCTGGCCGCCGTGCTGCAATGGCTGCAGCGTCTGCCTGAGTGGTGCACGCCGGGCGGTGTTGGGTTTGGGTCATACATCGTGCTTCCGGGACTGCTTGAGCGATTGCGGAAAGGGGCACAGCCATGATCCATATGTCTGCCCTTGGAGCAATCTTGTGCTGGCTGTCAGCCGTCGTGCTGCTCGCGCTGGGCGTGCTGCTGCTGGCGCGCACGCATGGCATCCTCATCATCGTGCAGTTGGCAAGGATTGGGGAATGGGTGCCGGCAAAGCGCGCCATCTGGGGCTCGGTCGGATTCGCGGCCGGCCTGTTCGCGGCAGCTGCCCCGCTCGACCCCGCTGCGGACGCATTTGACCCGCTCTATGCAGTGCTAATTGCATGCGGCGCAGCAGCGCTGTTTCTGTGGGCGCGTGATCGTCGCGCGCCCGAGTGCCTACGCGATGTGGTTGGTATGGGCGAGCTGGTGACGATGTTCTATGAGACAACCAACTTCCATGTTGACTAGTAGATTGGCCCGCAAGCTGCTGCCGGCGCTGATCGCGCTGCCGGCCATCGTGCTGCTGACGGTGCTTGAGCTGCCGATCTGGCGCAGGTGGCAGTAATGTGGCGATTTTGGCTGTATCTGTTCTGCTGCTTCATGATCTGGTGCCACGACACGCAGCACCCAGCGCAAGCCGAGCGGCCGGCACGCGTACCCTGTCGCTACAATCACCCTTGACTGACTGAGGTCACAAAATGGCTACTCTGCAACTCGGCGTCCTGGCGCGCAATGCGATGCTCGACGCGATCGAAACGGCGGCCGGCGCATCGGCGAAGCTGCGCATCTATACCGGTGCGATGCCCGCCAATCCTGCGGCGGCGGCAACCGGCACACTACTGGTCGATATGACGCTGCCGGCCGACTGGATGGCGGCAGCCAGTGGCGGCACCAAGGTGCTCGCTGGCACATGGTCGGCCAGTGCGTCGGCGGCCGGCACGGCGGGCTATTACCGCATCGTCGACAGTGCCGGCACGACCTGTCACGAACAGGGCGACATCACCGCGACCGGTGGTGGCGGCGCAATGACCCTGGACAACACCAGCATTGCGAGCGCGCAGACGGTCAGCGTGACAAGCAAGACGCTGACAGCCCCGAACGCCTGATGCCATGCCGACGCTGACCACCCGCACCGGCAAAGGCGCCGAGCTGACCTGGGCCGAGGTCGACGCCAATTGGTCGGCGCTCAACACGACCGTTTCAGCCGCGGTGACGGCTGCCGGCACAACGCAGGGCACAGCAACGGCGATTGCGTCGACGGTGGCATTTATCACGACCAGCTCGGCCGGTTCCGGCGTGATCCTCGGCACGCCAGACCCCGGTCTGACGCGCACGATCGTCAACCACACCGCCAACGCAGTGCAGGTCTACCCGGCCGTGGGGCAGTCGATCGACGGCGTGATCAACACGCCGCTGACGCTGCCACCGGGCAACGCGGTTGACCTGATTGCTACCAGCGCGACCAACTGGACGGGCGTCAGCATCGACATCTGGGACGATGAAAACAACACGTTGACTCTGCCGGGGCACGCTAGCGAGCCACCAGCGCCGCCGACTGGTCACATCAACGTTTTCGCAAAGCTGCTTGGCGGTCGGTACATCCCTGCGTTTCGGATCGCCACCGGCTTGACGACCAGCCTGCAGCCGCACCTCGCGCGCAACGGCTGGGCGCAGTGGCGGCCAGCGGCCAACTCCGCAACGATCAGCGCCATCGGCGCGGCGGCCCTGACTGCAACCGGCACAGCCACGGCCGCCAACTACGCGACGACCAGCCTGCACACGCGATCCACGCGCGTCGACTACCTGCAGACAACCGCATCAACCACGGCCGTCGCAGGCTACCGCATCGCGACCAACGTCTATCGAGGCACGGACGGGTATCACATGATTGCCCGCGTGGCTCCTGCGACCGGCACCACTGGCGTGACGACGCAACGGTTTTTCTGCGGCATGGCTGGCGCGACCGCTGCGCCTACTGATGTTGATCCATCGACGCTGACGGACATTGTTGGCGCTGGGTATGACGCGGCGGATGCCAACTGGCAGCTGTATTTCAACGACGCGACCGGAACGGCGACGAAAGTCAATACCGGCATGACCCGCCCGAGCGCAGACCGCAGCGGCCCGTTTTCGGTGATGATCTTCGCCCCGGCTGGCGGTGCATCGCTGTCGGTGCAGCTGGTCGATGAGACGACCGGCGCGACGTTTTCCAGCACGGCGACGACTGACCTGCTCACGATCACGACCGCCTGCGGCCCCCGTGCGTACCACAGCGTCGGCGGAACCAGCAGCGTGACGGGGCTGACGATGTTCGGCTTGTACGTCGAAACGGATAACTGATGGCGACCTATGCCGTCACTGGCTACTGGACCGCAGGGTATGCGGTCGGCGAGCTGGCGGGCGGCGTCACCGGCACGTCGGCTGTCACGCTCGGCGCACTGACCGGCTCGGCTGTTGCGCGTGCCGCCGTGGCCGGCTCTGGCGCTGCAACCCTTGGCGCAGTGACTCAGACCGCTGCCGGCGCTGCGGCGGTGAAGGGTCTCCAGGCGGTGACGCTCGGCGCGATCAGCAGCGCCAGCACAGCGGCGGCCGCGGCGGCCGCATCAGGCGCGGCGACGCTCGGAGCGGTAACCGGGGTTGGCTCGGCCGGCGTGCGCGTCAGCGCGTCGGGATCGGCAACGCTCGGCGCAGTCGCATCGGTCGCGGCCGGCTCGGTGGCGTCTGGCGGGCTGACTGGCTCGGTGACGCTCGGTGCAGTCGGTGGCGCAGCTGCCGGCTCGGTGCTGATCGCGGCATCGTCGGCGCTGTCGGTCGGTGCAGTGGTGTCGGCTGGCGTCGGGTCTGCGGCGGTGTCGGCATTCGCAAGCCGGGCCATCGGCCAGATCGGTGCGGCATCGACTGGCACGGCGCCTGTAGCCGGCTCATCAGACCAGATCCTCGGCGCGGTCGAATCAGTTGGCGTGGGCGGCACGCCTGTGTCGGCTGCGTCAGATCAGGCCATCGGCGAGATTGGCGCATCAGCATCCGGCGCGGTCGGTGTGTCAGCATCATGTGCGGCGCTGCTGGACGATCTCGTTGCAACATCGGCCGGCATCGTTGCCGATGCGCAACAATTGGCCGTGTCCGTCACTCATCTGGCAATCGCCCAGGCTCGCGCGACATCGGCGACTGCGGCAGCCCGGGTGACCATCTGCATGGCCGGCGAGCGCCGCGGCTCGATGGCCGCAGCCGAGCGGGCGACAATCGGGCATGCGCAGCCGCGCGACTACACAGGGCACGCACTATGAGCATTGAGCACGTTGTACAGTACCGTCCGCGCCTGGCGTCCGAGACCATTACCTACAGCCTCGACGTCAGCCGCGTCACGCCGACGCCGAGCAATCCCGTCGCTAACGTGTCGGTGTACTCCGGTGCCGCAGATCCGGGCGCGGCGAGCATCATCACTGTGCAGCCTGCCGTGACGGGATCGGTGATCTCGTGGCGCTGCGCCGGCGGCGTCGGCGGCACCACGTACCGCATTGCCATCAGCTACAGCACGCCGAGCGGCGATAGACTCACAAATCACTGCCTGACTCCGGTTGAGCCGTGATACACTGCAGCCTGTCTCCTCCCTGTGCTCACGCCAAGTGAGATTCAGCCACCCACGCGGCGGCTGTTTTTTTTGAGGGCGCCCCGGCCGCGTGATGCCGCCGCAGATGATCTGCCGCCCTCGCGATTTGATGATGGGGGCCGCGATGCAAGGCAGGCGCGGTGTGTTCTTTCTGGCTTCGCCTCCGGTGGAGAGGTTGACCCCAGACCCCGGCCTAACCCGGGATGGCCCATCGCGGCAGCGTCAGGCGGTGCTGGCGCTGTCGTCATGGGCCGGGGCCGTAGCCCCGGTGTGGTTGATCAGAACGGGATATCGTCATCCATGTTGTCGAATCCGATCAGCCGCGTCATGAGACGCGGCCGTCCATCTACAACAAGTTAGGCGTGTTCAGGTGCGCCACCAGTTGCCTTGCGCCGAATCTCGCGGCACTGCTCGCGGAACAGTTCGGCATTCGCCAGCGCGGCGGCAGCGGTGTCGAACGTGGTGCCGTTGTCCGTTGCCATCGGGCAGCCGTAGATCGTGCCCACGTACCCGCGCCACAACTTGCCGTCGCGCACCTGCTGCCACGGCTGGGCGGCCATGTCACTGTCCAGCGCGTTTGCGTAGGCGGCGGCCTTATTTGTCAGGTCCATCACAGCAGTGCCCCTTCTCGCTTGTACGGGTCCAGCGCGTAAGCCAGCGCCATGCGCAGGTCGCGCACCTTCTCGGCTTCGTCGCTGTCGTCGGCTTCAATCGTTGCCAGCACCGCGTCGCAGTCGCGCAGCAGGCCGGCCAGCACCGCGTTTTCGCCCTTTTGTTGGGTCAGCGCATCGCTCAACACGCGGCGCGTCGCGTTGTCGGTGACAAGCTCCACGTAGTGCTGCATCACCGCATCCAGGTAGTCCAAGCGCACATTCACCAGCTTCTGCGGGTGGTGCGGTTCGGCCATCGTCCGGTCGCGCACTTGTGCAAGGTGTCCGTAAGCGCTACTCATAGTTCCTCTCGTTTCTCCACCACACGCCTAACACGCAATTCAACCTGACCGCCTACGGCGGCAGGTTAATTGCAACGTTAGGCCCCAAGGCTGGCCGCCTCAGCGGTCGTTTCTTTGGCCCATGCCACCAGCACCGCAATATGCGGGCGCGGTATGTCGTGCACATCGCAGCCACCGGCCAGCCAGTCGCTCACCGCAATCGCGCAGTGCTGCAACTGGCGCGCATCGGCGCGGGCTTTCTCGCGGTGGGCCTTGTTGGCTTGCGCCACGTCTTCGCCGCAGCCGTGGCTGTCGCAAATCGTTGGGTGGCTACATCCTTGGCAGTGCTTTGCCATCATCATCCTCTCCGGCCACCAGGGCCTAACAGCAGTTTTCAGAACGGGATGTCGTCCTCCATGTCATCGAAGCCGTCGCCACCGGCCGGCGCGGCTGCCGCTGGCGCCGCGGCGCGCGGGCGCGGCGCCTGGGTGGCGGCATTGGCCGGCGCCGCACTGCTGGGCGCAGCAGCTGGTGCGCTGGCGGCTTCGTCGCGGGCGCCCAGCATCTGCAGGCTGTCGGCGATGATCTCGGTGGTGTAGTTGTCGCGCCCGTCTTGGCTCTGCCACTTGCGTGTCTTCAGCCGGCCCTCGATGTAGACCGGGCGGCCCTTCTTCAGGTACTCGCCCGCGATCTCGGCGAGGCGGTCATAGAACACGACGCGATGCCACTCGGACTCCTCTTGCTGCTCGCCCGAGTTCTTGTCCTTCCACTTGCGCGTGGTGGCGATCGACACGTTGCAGATCGCCGCACCGCTGGGGGTGTAGCGCACCTCGGGGTCGCGGCCGAGGTTGCCGATGAGGATGACTTTGTTGATGGATGCCATGGGGACGCCTCCTCAGTATTGCTTGCCGCCGTCGGCTCGCCGGTTCTCCGGCTTGTGGTCCGCGCGCCGGGTGTTGTAGGCGAGCTTCTCGGCGACGGCGCCGCCCAGGTCGAGCCCGAGCGCGCCGGCCAGGTCGGCGATGCGGATCACCGCGTCGGCCAGCTCCACTTCGATCATTTGCCGGTGGGGCAGCTTGTCGTCCATCAGGCCCTTGCGGTGGCCCTCCATCGCCTCGCTCACCTCGCTGTGGATCAGGCACAGCTTCTCGCCGACGACGTGCGGGCGCTGGACGATCGGCTCGCCGGTGTGCAGGTCGTGCCACCAGCCGGCGGACTTGCTGGCCTCGTGGCACACGTACTGGATCAGGCCGACGGCTTCGGCGATCGGGAGGGTTGCAATCGGTTGGTTGCTCATGGTTTCGCGTGGTTGTGCCCGGCCTGAGCCGGGCTGGTGTTGATCATAGGCCTGCGTGCTCGCGCATCGCGTGGCTGATGTGGCCGATCAGAATTACTTTATTAACGGAGGCCATTATTTAGCTTGGTTGATTTAGCTGCGGCGCAATATGCCGTGCTCGCAGTCAATGCGTGTAATCTTGTCGTCGCGCCGCAGCAGCGCCTGCCTGATCTTGCGCTCTGCCACGTCGATGGCTTGCCGATACTGCCCGCGCGTCGTCTGCGTCATGATCTCGCGCCACGTGTCTGCGACGCTTTGCAACAGCTTGATTTCTTCGGCGCGCAGGGCCATGACGCCACCCTTTCTGCGATCGGTGATCGTGACGCATAGTTCTTGCGCGGACGAGTGCCATTCGCGCCAGACTGGCATAAGCTTTTTACCCATCTGTCCGAATGCCTCGATCAAATTGAGTGCATCAAACAGCGCCTGCCAGTGTTCGCGCCGGGCGGTGGCGGCCTTGATAGCTGACACCGCTGCATCGACACCAGATGCATTTGCCTCGATCTCGGCGAGCGTCAGATATGCAGCGGCATCGGCAGCAACCCGCACAGGGTGCAGGCTGACGGGGCGTGGCTTGTATTTCTTGCGTGGCGTGCTCATGATTTTCCCTGAAGCCTCAGCTGCTGCTCTAGCTCGGCAATGCGGCGCTGCGCCTCGCCCAGTTCGCGCCACGCCAGCTCGCGGTCAGCCGTGGCGATGTCGAGTTCGTGCAGCGCTGCCGCGATGTGCTGGCGCGGCTGCATCAATCGGACGTGCGGCGTAGCGAGGAACTCGCGCAGCGTCTTGATTGAGTATGACCGGCTCATGCTGCACCGCCTTCCTTGCTGGTGGCCGTGATGCCGTGGGCGCGCTCGATGGCGCGAGCCCACTTGATTCGCTGGCGCCACACCCAGCCGGCTTGCGTGTGGTCTTCGGCATCACACGACTGCAGCGCCGAGACGATCTGCTCATCCGTCAGCGGCACCCGCGCTGCGGCTGGCTGGGCGTAGCGCAGGATGGCGCGCACGACCTCAACCGCGTTGTCGCCGGTTTGGTCGTCCAGCAGTGTGCGAATCGCCTCATCAACGTCTGGCGCGTTGCAGATTGCATCAGCGTCAGTCCACGCCACCGGCTCATCGGCCGGCGCCGGCGCGGCAGCTTCCAGCTCGGCCACCCGGGCGCGCAGCTGGTCGAGTTCGGAGCTGCGCTGCGCGTAGTCCGCGCAGAGCTTCGCCACGTCGCGGAGCGCCGGCGTGTCGTAGTCCGGGTGGATGGGGTCGCCGGCCTTCCAGTAGCCATGCGCCGCCGTGCTGATGCCAGCCATCTGCATCCGGTACTGCTCGATGATGTCCAGCTGCACCGGACCGGCGACGGGCTCGCCGGCCGGCGCCGCGCTGGGCGCGCTGGCGGCGGAGCGCCGCTCGGCCAAGTCAGCCTTGAGCTTGTGCTGCTCGGCGATCAATTCGATCATTTCGCAGGCCGCTGATTCGGTCAGCGCCTTGCGCAGCTTTGTGGTCTGGTCGGCGGCACGCTGCTGCTCCAGCAGGTCGGCTGCATCGGTCAGGACTCCGAGGTCGGCCGTGGTGCCGTTGATGCCGTAGACCGGCCCAGCCGGCGTGGTGCGGTAGACCAGGATCGCGCGGCGGCGCATGTTGCGCAGCTGCTCGGCGATGTCGATGGGGTTCATTCAGTTTCTCCTGCGATTGATGCCGGCGACCAGCGCACATCATGCGCGGCGCCGGTGTAGTGGATGAGGTCGATCAGCTCTGTCATCTCGGCTTTCGTCATCGTGCTAGTGGGCTGGCCCAGCACCACGAAGCTCTGACCGTCCAGCCCAGGCACAGCGCGCTGCTTCTTCAGGGACGCGGTACACATGCACTTCCAGTCTTCGGCGGATAGCTTCATACCGTGCCATGTGATCTGCCGCGACAGGTCGCCCAGGGCCGACCAGAGCATGCGGTTCTGGGCGTCGCTGCGCTTCTCTGTTGCGACCGTCAGCGTCAGCCGGTGCTCTGCCATCGTCAACGACTTGACCAGCGGCCACACCGCGTCGCGCAGAACCTGCCATGCCTGCTGCGCGTTGTACAGGGCGAACGTCTGACGGGTCATACCAGTGCCTCGATGGTCTTTGCCAGCGCGTCCAGCTCGTCCATGCGCATCACTCGCCACATCGCCCGGCCGCCGTGCAGCCCGTTGTGCGGGTTGCGGTGGCACGACGCACACAGCGGGATGCACAGCGCTTGCACATGCTGCCGGATGTGATGCGCCTCGCTCGGCCCGTCATTGCCGCACACGCTGCACGGCATTGACTTGATGTGCGCCAGGTGCTTGCGCTCGCGCGCTGATAGTCGGTTGTTCATTTGATTTGCAAAGCGCGGCCGGTCGTGATGCGGGCGCCCGGCACTTCACGGCCGGACTTGATCGCCTCACGAATCGCTGTCTTGTCCGGCTCAGGCGCCGGCGCAGGCTTGACGCGCATCAGATCGACAGGGATCTGCGCCGCGTCCTCGATCTGCACCGCAGTGGTCTTGCGCCAGCTGATCCGCACGCCCGGCCCTTCGACCTTCTCGATCCCGGCCAGATCAAGCGAGCGCTCCAGGTAATCGCGCAGCCGGTCTGCCTGGGCGCGGATCGCCTTGGCTCTTTCGGCCGCGTCTTTTGCCCACTGCTCTACCGCAGATGCATCAGCATCGAGCGAGCGGGCAACATGCGCGACAGAAAGCGCTTTGTGCTCCAGATCTCCCGACATGCCCTCGAGCGTGTCGGCCATCGTCTGATCGTCCAGGCCAAGCTCCGCCAGCGTCTGAGCTGCGGCGCGGTGCTCTGCCGCGAGTAGTGCGAGCGTGCTGCTCATGCTGCCACCTTTGATTTCGCCGCAGCAACCTTCGCATTCGCCGCGGCGTTGATCTTGTCAACCATTTCGGAGTCGCTGTTGTCGTTCGCGATTGCAACAGCTTCTGCGACTATGCGCTTCAACTCGCCTGCATTCAGCGCTGAGTTTATTGCTGCAACCGTCTCTTCAAGCCACGCAGCGCGGCGTGGGTCGTTGGCGCGCTTGCGGTCGGCCCATTCTTGTGCGGCTGTTTCGATGTATTTTGAGTCATCCCATCGGCCGCTGAATATGTCTCCGGCAAACCCAAGGTAGCTCGCGCATTTCACCAGAGCGTCAGTAACAGATTTTTTCGGCGCATCCTCGTCAACCAAGAATTTTCCCTTGCTTGTCGTGTAGCTGGCTCTGGTCTGCCCGATTTGCTCAAGCTCGCCACGCTGTCCACCTAGGACGTACCAAAATCTCACGATAGCCACATGCAAAGACTCTGCATTGACACCATCGCCAAACCGTTCAAACCGTTCATTCAGGATTGAGAAGCCCCATCCGATCCCGCATGGGCCAAACTCTGCCGTGAGCCTTTCGACAATCCAATACGGTTTCGGGCTGTTGCCGTTGTACTGCTTTCCAGTGATCGGCTTGACTGCTTCTGGGTCGGTCGTAAAGGCGCGCGACCAAAGATCCATTTTTGTCATATCCACCTCAGAACGGCGCCGGGCCGTATTCACCAAACATCCGCGCGAACTCGCGCAGCGCCAGCATGTGCGAACGCAGCCGCGCCGCTCGTTGCAGCCGCTGTGCGGCCGTCTTGCCCGTCTTGGTCATCTCTGCTCCTGTGCTGTCAATGGCAGCCCGTCTCGTGGGCCAGTCGCTGCGTGCGCATTTGTCACGGTGCAGAGCCGTTTCACTCGCCGGGGGTGCTCCGGCACCAGTCCAGACCCCGATGCGCGTGCCGGTTGGCCTGGATGGCATGGGATCAGTTCTTGGCCAGGGCGTAGGCGCAGGCGGTGGCGACCGGTACGGCCAGCCACCACGCCGCTTCGCACAGTGCGGCGCGGATGCGCAGCCAGCACGCGGCGCGCTGCACATCTGCAGAGTGATAGACCTCGGCCGCGCTGCGCGTCTGGCCGTTGGCCAGCTCGATGCGGTCGTCGGGCTCGATCTCGGTGTCGGCCCACAGCGGCGCCGGCCGCGTGGCACGGCGGCCCTGCAGGTCAAGCCCAACCGGGGCCGGCTGCTGCCGGTTTTTGATGCGCGCGGCTTCCAGCTCGGCGCGGATGGTCGACTCGGCGCCGACCAAGCGGTGCATTTCAGTGGTGCGCATGTCAGCCCCTCGCGTCGATGGCGTCGAAGTAAGTCGGTGGGATCGGCATGCCGCCGAGTTCGGCGAACTCGTCGGCGTCGTCCGCCTCGATGGTGCGCCGCCGCTCGATGTCGGCCAGCACCAGTTCGTCAATCCACTTCGGCGGGCGCTCGACAGCTCCGCACTCTTCCATGAGTGCACTGATGTCAACGCCGCGCACGTAGACAGCCCATTCGTAGCCATCCTCGTCGCCGAGATCGTTGTAGGCCACAACATAGACATACGCCTTGAAGCTGTTCCAGCCTGTCGGAATGGCTGGCGTTGTTGCCATTTCGGGCCGCTGCAGATGGTTGATTTGGCTCATGCTCAGGCCTCCTCGATACCGGCCTGCGCCGGGACACCGCGGCCATCGGCCGCCGCAAGAGCCAGCAGCGCAGCTTTGTTTGCGCGCCAAAATCGCAGCGCGTCACGTCCGCCCATGGCTGCGATCTGCTCATCGCCGAATGCGCCCCAGTCGGCCAGGGCGTGCAGCTGGCAGCCGATCTGCATGTAGCCGTCCAGGATGGTCACGTCCCAGTGCAGGCCGCTGATTTGCAGCGGTGCTCTAGTGATGACGATAGAATCGGACCACTTCGCGCCGCGCAGATTGGCGTCGCGCAGATTGGCGCCGCGCAGATTGGCGTCGCGCAGATTGGCGCCGCTCAGATTGGCGTCGCTCAGATAGGCGTCGCTCAGATAGGCGCCGCGCAGATTGGCGCCGATCAGATTGGCGTCGCGCAGATAGGCGCCGCGCAGATAGGCGCCGCGCAGATTGGCGTCGCTCAGATTGGCGTCGCTCAGATTGGCGCCGCTCAGATTGGCGCCGCTCAGATTGGCGTCGCTCAGATTGGCGTCGCTCAGATTGGCGTCGCTCAGATTGGCGCCGCTCAGATTGGCGTCGCTCAGATAGGCGTCGCTCAGATAGGCGTCGCGCAGATTGGCGCCGATCAGATAGGCGCCGCTCAGATTGGCGTCGCTCAGATTGGCGTCGCTCAGATTGGCGCCGATCAGATTGGCGCCGCGCAGATTGGCGCCGCTCAGATTGGCGCCGCTCAGATTGGCGCCGCTCAGATTGGCGCCGCTGACAGCAGCCTCTTCAAGTGCGTCGCGCACCGACAGCCCTGCGGACATGCGCTCGTCGGCGGCGTCGTGCTCGAACAGCACCTTTGCGCTGTCCCAGCGGCTCATTATCTTCACGCTCGTCATCTGTCTCTCCGTCTGTGCATCCGGCTTGCTGCCGTGTCGGCACTGTGTCACATCATGCACGGCATGTCAACAGCCGAACGTGTCACATGATGCACTAACCAGGCTTGCGCATCAGTGTCGCATGCGATACAGTCGGGCATGGCAACAAAACCGCCGAGCGCAGCGGATCTGCGCGCAAAGCTGGCTGGCATGACGGCTGGCGAAATGCGAGGGCTGGCCGACAGGTCTGGTGTGCCGTTTCAGACGGTGCGCCGGCTGCGGTACAGCGACAACCCCAACCCGAGGCTGGACACCCTATCGGCTATTTGGCCGCACATCGCAAGGAGAAAGACGCCGTGAAGCAATGCATCAGATGCGGCCGATCAGGCCACCAGTCGAGCGCCTGCCGGCAGCCGAACCCGCTGCATTTTGACGACACTGCGCCACCCACGCCGGATGTCGAGCGCGGCTGCAATACGTGCGAGCACATCGCTGTGCATGCAACGCATGAGCCGTGTGCCACGTGCTGGCAAACGCTCGGCTACAGCCAGTGGGAGCCGGGAGCATGAGCCGCTGCATCATCATCGCTGCTCTAGCAATCAGCGTCATCAGCTGTCACACACTGATGAGCCTGAGCCGGCCGGCAACGCTGGTCATCGACAAGTGCAACAAACTGCAGGTGACGACATGAGCAACCCGCTTCGACACGCCGGCACAAGCAAGCCCGGCCACGCACCGACCGGAATCCAGACATTCCGCGGAACCTCGCCGCTGACCGGCGCCGGCGCAACGATAAGCTGTTTCAAATGTGGTCAGCACCGCCCGCAAAGCGCCGGCAGAAAAATCCGCTGCTGGGGCGGGCTGCATTGGTGCTGTGGCAATTGTGCCGGCGCGAAGCCGGCAGAAGGAGCGACGAAATGACCGACATCATCAACAGCCTAGCACACCGCGCCGAGATCGAGCAGGCGCAGCGCGCCCGGGCTGAGTTGCACAAATCGCGCGGCCTGGAGCCGGTGTGCTGCGGCATGCCGGCGACGTGCGACAGCTGCACCAAACCGACCGATGGCGGGCATGTGCAGCGCATGGCCGAGCTGATCGCCGAGCGTGACCGGCTGCGCACCGAGGTGGACAAGTGGCGCGCGACGCTGACCGCCATCATGCCGGCCGATTTCAAGGACTGGCATCAAAACGCCCCGGCCGAGTGGCCCGATATCGCGGCATGGGTCATCACAAACGCGCGTGAGCAATGTGACGCCGCCGAGGGACTGGCGGACATTGCCATCGCCGAGCGTGACGCGCTGCGCGGCCGCGTGGCCGAGCTGGAACAGCGGCTGCGCAACGTCGCCAAGGACGCATCATGAGCAGCCGCAATTTCAGCTCCTGCCAGCAGCGCCCGAGCGCGCAGACTGCCCCCCAGGCCCAGCATTGCCGCGCCGGCCTGCCGAGCCAAGACGACCCGACCTCGCGGCCGTGCCTGCGCCGATCTCAGTGTGCGCTGCATCAGCGCTACCTCGCAGACCTGGATTTGCCCGATGGGCTGCTGCCTGGCGTGCGCGTGCTCGTCCGGCCGTGGGTCGATGGGCGCGAGTGCCACTACTTCACGCCGTCCGCCTGACCAAGATGCATCAACCCGGCCCGCCGCGCGCGGGCTTTTTGCGCTCTACCTGTTGACACGTATCACCACAGTGATACACTGCAGTCATGGGTTGAGCACGAGGCAAGACCCGCAAACAGGAGAGACACCATGACCGCCACCACTACCTTCAACTTCAGCGCCAATGGCATCGACTTCGGCGAATGGTCGGCCGAAACGGTCGAGCAGGCGCAGGATGCATTCGCCAGCGATGCCGGATACCGCGACTGGTCCGATATGGTTGAGCGTGCTGACGAGTTCGGCGGAAACACCGTCGAAGTCAGGTCGGTATGAGTCAGCACCAGCCCTCGCGGGCTGGCTGCTCAGTGCGGCGCGAGCCGCTGCACCGATCAGCCAACACCACCGGAGAGCACCATGAGCACGATCACCTTCACCAGCACCGAGCGCGATGACTCGGCAGTGCGCGTCACAGACGGCACCGAGTCCGTTTGGACGACGAGCGTCGAAATTCAGGCGGTTGCCGACGCCTACCTGCGCGGCTACGAC